GGCGCAATTATTCCAAATCCGCCCCAGTCTTTGAAAAGATAAGACGGAGTATCCTTCGCCTTGATTTTAAGAGTATAGCCTCTTGCGTCGCCGTTGGCAAAAACTGAAATCCCTTTGTCCTTGTAGTCAAGGATTTTATTTACTGAATCAAGGATTAACCCAGTTTCCGCCTCCCATTGCTCATCTGTTATCTCGCCGTTGCACCATTGCTCGGCTAATCTGTGCGCCTTAGTTTCAAGACTGAATAGCTTTTTGCATAATTTAACCGGCTCGGTATCCGCCGGCAAATTGAAGACTTTTTTAAGATTCTCACCGTGATTGGCAATGTTTCTGACTGTTTTGTCAATTTCAGTTAGTTCTTTTTTCATTTTTACACTCCTTTTGTTTTTAGTTCAATTAACCGAGTATTTGCATAGCCTCTTCTAATAATTTTCTTTTCTCCTGAAGAGGGTAAAACTTCAATGCTTTCGACTCTGCGCCCCTTTGTGTCATAGAGTCCCACTGTAATATTTACAATTCCTAACTCAGTTTCAATATGTAGCATTTTATCTTTGCTTTTACTTGTGTGTATTATTGTTTTCATTTCTTACCTCCTTGAATATTTTCAGCCTTTGCTCTTGCTCGTCTTCCCAGTGTTTACTGTGATGACAGCAATGCTCTAAGCCTGTGTCCTGCCTATTACTCCGCCGATGGTGCGGATTTTTCTTAATCATTTTAAATAATTTCATCTTTGCTCTCCTTTTTTTGGTTGTTTCATTTCAAATCTCACTGGTAATTTACGAAATATATTTGCCATTGTCAAGAGTTATTTATATAATTTATCCGATATATTTACTCTTTTTTTATCAGAGTATCCGGCGCTCTGTGCTGGCGTATTTTATCCCAGAATCTGAATTGGTTTCAACGTAAATCCGAAAAGGCAAAACCAAAACCGTGCCGGCGGGGTTTAATTAGCGCCTTTCACTAAATAGCTATGTATATTTTTCAAAACGGGTTTTATATAAATTCCGATGGTGGAGTATAGTTGATATTGATAAAAATCAAAAAATACTTGTAATAGATAGCGTATGATAGTATATTATAGGTATGAATGAGGAGATTAGAGATGAAGCATAGTATAGAATTACTCAGCAAGGCATATCAAGAGAGCAAGGCTAAGGTAAAAGAGTATGAGCAGTCGGGTGATTGGCGGAGTGCACGTGCTGAGCGTGAATATCGTAATGATTACAAGCAGACGATAAAGATACTGCGAGGTATTGACAGGTTCATACTATTGACTTCGATAGAAAGTAGAGAGAATGCAGATAAAGAGGAATAATGCGACAATTATGTGAGGCTACGCTTAAAATCAAGTTAGATAGTAGTAATTACAAATATTTCACCAGAGCTTGCACTTGGTTAGAGAAGGCGGGTATAAAATTAAATTACACAACTGAGGGAGGTTCTAATGATGGGTTAGTAATAGTTTATATTGAATTGGATCACAATTTACCTGAGAATGTATGTTTAATATTTAAAAATTTCAAATAGGACTAAGTATGTGGGAAATAAAACCTAACACTGGTAGTATGTTCATTAATGAGCGAAAAGAAACTGAAAATCAACCTGATTTTAAGGGTAAGATTAACATTAACGGCAAAATGTATTATTTATCTGGTTGGAAGAAATTGAAGCATAATGGCGAAGAGTATATAAACCTTACGGTTTCGGGCTTGGCGAAGTGGCTGAACCCGAAGTTAAATAGAATTACTAAACTTTAAAATTAAAAACGAATGATTGATAGAATTACTGAACAGCCATTTTGCCAAGCCCGTGTTAGTGGCAGTACTTTTGTGAACGCTGATTGCTTCGATGTTTTTCCTTTTATTGAGGATAAATCAATTGATGCTATTATTTGCGATTTACCTTATGGCACTACTCAATGTAAATGGGATAGCGTTTTACCTTTTGATAAACTTTGGGAACAATACGTAAGAATTATAAAACCAAATGGAGCAATAATATTATTTGGCTCACAGCCATTTACAAGTGCTTTGATAATGAGTAAAATTTCTTGGTTTAAATATGAACTAATTTGGCACAAATCACATCCTACTGGTTTTGCAAGTTCAAAAAAAAGAACTATGAAATATCACGAAAACATTTTGGTTTTTTATAATAAACAACCAACATATAACCCACAAATGACAAAAGGAAAACCAAATCATTGGACTGTAAAAAAAGCTGGAACAGTAAGTAATTCACAACCAAAACTAGGTGAAATAGAAAACAAAAACGGAGATAATAAATTTCCAAACTCGGTTATGTATTTTAATTGTCCAAATAAAAACGGAATATTGCATCCAACTCAAAAACCACTTGAACTTATGGAATACCTTGTAAAAACTTACACAAACGAAGGCGATATGGTATTAGATAATACAATGGGTTCAGGAACTACAAACCTTGCTTGTATAAAATTAAATCGAAAATCAATAGGAATAGAAAAGGAAAAACAATATTACGATGTCGCTGTACGGAGGGCTTCGGAGTATTGCCACTAACAGTAAGCGAGATGAAACGATGAAACCATTAAAAGATCGTGTAATTATCAAACCTATTCTGGTAGATAGAACCGCAGGCGGACTATATTTACCTGATACAGTTCTTGAGCAACCAATTGCTAAAGGAATTGTTGTTGCGATTAATAGCACAAATAAACTGGGAATTTCAAAAGATGATGTTGTAATATATCAGAAATTTTCAGGTCAAAGTATTGGACAACAGAATTTACTTGTTAGTGAAAATGATATTCTGGCAATAGTTGATGATTCGGAGATTAATTCTTAATGAAATTTCACGTTGAGACACAATACGGTGTAGAATATAAGTATAACACAATTAAGGGGATACAACATATTGTATTTAATAATAAGGCAGATTTTGAGCGTTATTTTATTAATCGTTATAATTCAGTGCCAAAATTAAGTCCTGACTGGCGTAAGGCACAAGTTGGTGATTGGGTAGAAGCTGATGATGGTGGAGTTTGCGAGATATTACGTAATTCAAAGGGATTCATTAGAACGATTGTAGGCACATTCCCACCTAATAAAAACTACAAAATGGATACTGATTTCAATATTCGTGAAAGTTGTTATGTTCTTAATGCTAATAGTGTTACCAATAGATATAAAAATATAACCAGACGTAAATATTTAACCCCTAAAGAGGTATTATTTGCTATTTTCTTATTAACTGGTAACGATATTGAATTTAGTTATTGTATGGCATTTGGTTATGTAGGTAAATATGCTAAGAAATATGGCTACTTATTAGCCAGACAAGAAAGGATAAGGAAATATATGAATGAAAAAGCAATTGATGCAGCTAAAAGACAAGGTGTTGATGAGGAATGGATTATAAAGTCCATTAAGGCTATTGCTGATTCTAAAGAAACCGCAGTGCGTGATAAATTAAATGCGATCACTAAACTTGGTGAATATATTGGAATGGATGATAAAGAAAAGGCTCAACCCGAAAATCCGTTACTTGCTGGTATTTCTTTTTTCCGTGATGAATCACATATGGTTGATAAAATTGAACGTCCTAAAATGCTTAATTCCCAAGAAAAAGATGAGTAAACTATTTGTAATTGAAGGAGGCATGCAAGTCGCTTAGATGCGATTACTTAAATATTTACCAGATAATATCAGTTCTATTGAAAAAATGCTTTATCTCACTTATACTGACTTAATAGCATTTGGCAAACGGTTTTTACCTGGTGATTTTATGAAATCCGAGACGCCATTGTTTCATTATGAATTAGCTGATGAGATTAATAGCGATAGTACTAAACCTTGTGCTATTATTATAGCCAGAGATTCAGGCAAAACAACTTTAATTAAGTGCAGTATTATTCACGATTTTTGTTTTTCCAAACAATTTCTCCAAAAATGTGCTGAAATGAAAGGATTTGTGCTTGGTGAATATTGGTGGAATGAAATGTTAAATCGTGAGCCATTATTCTATGGTTGGACGGCTAAAACTCAAGATGATAGTATTGGTAATGTCAGATATATAGCTAAGCATCTTGAACAAAACTATGATATTATAAATATATTTGGAAAATTAAGAGGAGATATATGGAATAAGGAGGAAATTACTACAATTTATGGCGACAAATTGATTAGTAGTAGTAATCTTAAAAGTATTCGTGGAAAAACTGAAGCTACTATTGAAAGCGGTGCTATTCGTTTTAGCAGGGTCTTTGCTGATGATATTGAAAATGAACTTAATACTAAAACTCAGAGTGCAAGGCAAGATTTACGTAATACGCTTTTTGGTGCTATTCTACCAGCAATTGACCAAAAGCCACGTTGTAGATTATTTTTTATCAATACACCGCAACCATTATCAATAGCTCAAGAATTTATAGAAGCTTACAAAAAATGTAAAGCTGAAGGTACTTTAGATTCCTATTCGTGGAAAATATTTGTTTATCCCTCAACTCAACCAGATATGCCAGGTGGCGTTTTATGGAATAGCCGTTTGCCAAGATATGTTCTTAATAAAATCAAAGAAAGATTAGAATCTCGTGGTCAATTAGCGCTTTATTATCAAGAATATGAACTTGAAGTCGCCTCATCTGATGTTGCTATCTGGACACGTGATCATATCAAATTTCACAATGGTATATTTATGCACGAAGGTGGCAATATAAGAGATGGTAATGGAGTTAATTATCTTGTAATTAATGGCGAAAAGATAGTGGTAAATACTTTTCTCGGTTGCGATCCAGCTACGGATATTGCCACAAGAAGCAGTAGCTATTCGTGTATAATTGCTATTGCTGTTGATGGGCTTAATAGACGCTATCATTTGCGAACAGAAAGACATCAGAATATTCCAATGAGTGGGTTGCGTGGAGATAATGATGAGCTTATAGGGAAAAAGGGCGTAGTAGATTATTATATCGAAATGTATGATGAATTTCATTGTTTATATGGAAGTATTGAAGATGTATCGCTAAATAGAAGTGTTTTTCAGGATTTAATGCAAAGAAAAATGAAATTAAATAAAATGTATGTAATTGGCAATCCTCAAAAACCAGGTGGAGTTGACAAGCTTAATCGGATTTCATCTTATCTTAATCCGTTTTATACTCAAGGAATGATTTATTACCGTGAGGAAAGTTATAATCTTATTGAAGAAACTATAAATTTCGGGGCTACTATGGCGCATTCGGATGAAATAGATGCATTTTATTATGCAAATGTATCTGCTTACCCACCACAGGGTTATATCAAGAGAAAATCGCCAGAAGAAGCCAATACCGAATGGTATATCAAAAGGAAAAGAGCAAAATCGTGGAAAGTAATGTGAGGTTAGTGAATGGCAAGAAAAACCATAGGACTTGAAAAAGTATCACCAGACAAACGTGTTTCGGAGATAATAAGTATTTTTAATGCAAGTAATAATCCTAAACGCTGGGATTGGGAATATAATTTGCTAAAAGGCGAAGCATTTTTTGAGGATAAACAATTAACTGCCAGTGAAATTAGAGATCTTAAAGATGCTGATATGCCAACATTTACCGTCAATCGCATAACACCTGCTATTCTTGTTATGGAATACTTTTTGACTGCTAACAAACCACGTTGGAAAACTATTGGACGTGATATGTCAGGATTCGATAGCGAAGTCGGTGTATTGCATACTGCGTTATCTGATTATTGCTGGGATTTAAGTGATGGCACTTTAATATATTCTCAGATTATACACGATGCAATTGTAAAGTCGAAGGGTGTTTTACAAATTTATGTTGATAAAAATTCTGATAGAGGCAATGGTGATGTAAAATTTGGCAGAATCGAACCAGAAGAATTATTTGTTGATCCTGAAAGCACTGATGTATTTTCAAGAGATGCTAAATTTATGATAGTTGCAAAGAATATTGGTAAGCAAAAGCTTATGAGTGAATTGCCTCAGTATGCGGATATAATTAAAAATGCAAGTGGCAATTGTCTGGGAATTACAAGACGTGCTTATTGGGATGATACAGCGGTAGAAAGTTTAGATTTTATAAAAACTACTGGTGAACAAGATGAAATAATTGGTTATTATGAGTGTTATAGTAAAGTAAAAATACCCTATATTACCTTTTTACAAAAAACACCACCTACCAAAATTGAATTAGATGAAATGCAAAAAAACTCTATGCTGGCTCTTAAAGAATTTGAAAAAGAAATTCAAGTCAAAATTAAAGAACTCCAGAAACAGTATAGTGAAATGGTTGCTAATGGGCAGATTATACCAGAACGAGCTGAAATTGAACTTGAGAAAGCTCAAAATCAACTAATGGCTCAATTCCAAGAGATGCAAAGCAAGGTAAATGCTGAAATAACAAATGAAGTTTCAAAAACAACCGAGAGAACCGTTACTGAGGGCGAATATAATTTACTAATTAAAGACCCAGTGATTGCCAGCACTATAATTTCTGGTAGTGAAATCAAATATTACCAAGATAGGATTAGAAGCGAAGGCGTTGTAGGCGATAAATATCTTTGGGATGTAATAATGCCGTATGAAAATTATACGATTATTCCACTTCCATTTATCCATACTGGTAATCCGTGTCCAATTAGTGCAGTTAAATTCGTTACAGGTAAACAAGAAGAAATTAATAAATGCCATCAGATAGTTGTCCATCACGCCAATATATCTAGTAATCCTGGTTGGTGGTATAAGGAAGGTTCACTTGTCAATCTTGTAGAAGCCAAAGAAGATATATCACTTCCAGGCAGTCTTATTGGATATGTAGGTGATAATCCGCCAGTGCCGAGAGTCCCTTCACAACTCAATAATGCTTTTTATGAGCTTACTCAAATGGGGAAAGGTGATGTTTCATATTCACTTGGAATAAGTGATTATATGATGGGAATGGAACGTGTTACTAATGAGCCATTTAAAAGCACAGCTTTAATGGATGAGTTTGGTACACGCAGACTTAGAACCTATTTGCAAAATACAGTTAATCCGTGGCTGAGACAAGTTGGCAAAGTATTTAAAGATGTTGCCCAGAAGACATATACAGCTCATAAAATATATCGAATTGTATCATCTGAAGCTGGTAATGAAAAAAGTGAATATAAAGAATATGAAATTAATAAACCAATTTTCAATAATGTTGGTGAAATAATAGGTAAATATTTCGATTATCAATCGGCGCAATTTGATGTGGTAGAAGTTGCCGATTCGGTTTGGCCAGTAAGCCGTGAGGCTAAAGAATATAAGATGTTTGAGTATTACCAAAAAGGCGCAATTGATAAACTTGCCTTTTTGCGGTCAATTGAAATCGAAGATAAAACGGGAATTATGCAACGTATGGATGAAATTGCTCAATTACAGCAGGCTTTGGCACAAAAAGATGAAGAAATTAAGCAGTTAAGGGGTGATGCTGATACACTCCGTCGTCAAGTGATTCAAAGCAAAATCCAACTTGATACTATTATGGGTAGTTTGCAAATGCGGAAAGATGTCCTTGAAACTGAAGCGGAACAGCATAAAGTTCGTGAAACGATCAAGGCTAATGCCGATATTGTAAGCAATCAAATGCTGTCAGAAGCGGATAAATTTAGGAAAGATATTGAAATTATCAAGAAAAGTGCGAAACAAAATGAAAATAAATAAAATCTGAATATGTTGTTTATAAACAATTTAGATTATTCTACATA